GATAAAGTCTCTACCTTTAGATATCCCTTCGATACGAAGTTTATCTAAGTCTAGAATCTCCATAGTTGTCTTCCATGATTCATTTGGCGAATGATGAAGACGGATATTCATGTTTAATTTTCTTTCTTCCATACTTAACTCCTCCTAATTGAAACGTGCAAGATAAACCTCTGCACAGATCTTTTTAATTGCCTCTTTGACGTCGTCCATAGGGATAACTCTATCAGATAAATCCTTATAGATTTCCTCAAGCATAATGCCTACATCACCTTTAGTGATGTCATACTTAGAGCATACATCATCAAGACTCACCCCAAATATGATTAAGTCCATAAACACATCATTGTGTGTTGGCATATAATGCTGTGGTATAGATTCTTGCTCTGTTGGTATAATTGTTAGAGTGATATCACTAGGTTCTTGTTCTTGTACTTCAGTGTTATCTGGGGTGTCAAAATCTACACCAGAGATTTCGGTAGTAACTTCTTCACTACCACTTTCGATAATGATATCTACTAGCTCTTCTGCTGTGATTTTATATTTCTTAGCAATGTCTGCTAATATCATACCATTAGCATGGTCTTTCAAAATACTTTCTTTCATTTCTATATTGCTCCTTTGTTTGGCTTAACTAATGCTTTGATTGGGACCATTCTGTCTAACCAATCAATAAATTTCTCTTTAGATTCTAACCCATAGCTCTCTAAATCATATTTATAAAAGATATGCTTCCAATCACTATCACCGTTCAAATCATCCACAATATCTCTGTAACGTGAGATTAGATTACGATATCTTTTATAGAATGTAATTAGAGTCTTATATCTGATTTCGGACATAGCATCTTTAATACCATTAGATTCCAAGAACTCACTATATGACATGTCTTCTTTTCTATCGATAACTAGCATCATTAGTTTACCTGTAAGATAGATAGATGCTTCGATATTTAAGTTATCGTGTTGGAAGAACTCATTTCTAATATTGGAGAATCTAGTAAATAGCATATGTGTAGCGGATGCCTTTTTAAATGCATATTCATTATCATATTCAATATTAGAAAGTATTTTGGTATTCTTGCCAAAACTATAAGCTCGTTCTATAGCCTTAAGCTGAGTATCCTTATAATTGAAGTATGTCTTAATTCCAGGTTTAGTTAATCCGTTAATGTGAAACGTCTCATAATACTCATATAGTTTCTCAGTTAACTTAGGATTATAGAACCTAAAGAATACATTAGCCAGATAGCTGGAATGTCTCATAGCACCAGCCTTTCTTAAGTTAAAATATCGTTTCATATCTAACTTCGTAAACTTCTCTAGAGTGATACCTAAGTTTTCTAAATAGCTTTCGAAATTACGATATTTAACCTGCAACTGTGTACTATTAGGGCACAGTTGATTTAGACTCCATTTAGATTTGTTATCTCTGGCCATGAAGTCAAACCCACCTAAGGATTCAGCAATATAAGCGAAGTCTGCTATTTGCTTATAGGTGTAACTACTTGGAATTATAATCGGTTTTTCCATATTCACCCATCCCTTCCAAGAAAGCCAATGCACCCATCTCGTAGAATACAAAGAATACGAAACTATGCTTCTTTACCATATCATAGATATCTTCTTTTGTAATACCGTACCTACGAGCCACTCGCTCAATTTCACGACCCTCAGCAATCTCTTTGCCAATCTTAGGCATGATTAGGAACGTAGCCTTATTGTCAATATAATCACTAGCAAACTTAGTAAGAATATCATTCTTATTATCTAGAGTGTATTCTTGTCTGTAGTCTTTATTGACAATATCAATGATAGCCTTTTCAGGATTAGGTTCATCATTGTCTATAAGTTCCATGAACTTATATGAAGCCGCTATAGAAGCTTTAGCAGACTTAATATTACGTCTTGCTAATATCATAGTACCACCTACTACGATATTATGCCATCTTCTTTCACCTCCTTTTTTATAGTATGGTGTACCATCTTTATGGCTCTTCTTTTTATTTTTACTGCCATGGGTGATGATAGTACCCTTGATTGTTTTACCGCCAACTATTGACTTCTTAATATCACATAGTTGAGGTTCTTCTGTATGACGTACGTAACTTGGAATATCTTTACGTACTTGGTCGTACCATAATGAGATAGAGTCTTGATTCAAACGCTCTTTCTCATATAATTTGGTGACAGTTTGTACTGCCTTTTCTTTATCCAATTTTGCTTCTATTAAGAACCGTAGGTCCTTTTTGACATCGTCTATAATTTTCACGATAGTCCTCCTAATTAAATAAATACACTGTAGAATTCTAAAATACTATTTGGTTTTCTTTCATATATCACCTCCAAAACCTTGCTCAGTATCATAGAAAACGGAAAAGAAAAAACTAATAGTTCAAGGACCCCTAGAAATTAGAGATCAAGATACATATAGTATCTATCACTCTAACTCCTAGAGGTCCTTGACTAAATTAGTCTCTTAAGATGCCGAGAGCATAACCGGCCATACATAGTAAATCTAATACGATCATATTTCTCATCTCCTTTCGATTAAATATATAACCATACTATTACCATTATAGTATACAACTATAAAGTCCGAGTTTTACGATTCTTCAATTTTATCTAATTTATAGAATGCGTATAGCTCGGATACAGAGTTAACTCCGACAATGATAGCTTGTAGAATGATAGCTGTATTTATATCCAACGAGCTACCAATTAAAAAGCCTATACCTGATCCGATAAGGGAACCGAATAGATTACAAGACTTATTCAAACTATTAAAGGAAGTTAAGTCATCCCCTCGGATAGCATTATTAATACTATCCAACAACATAACTCCCCAAATAGTATTTAACGTGCCATTACAGATGGCGATCCCTATAAACCTTATAGTAGGATCGTCCACCGAAAATAACACGATTGCAGCATAGACTACTGCATCGATAAGCCCAACTATAGGGGCATACTTCTTAAATAGTTTCCTGAAAGAATTTTTACTCAGGAAACTATTAATGGTGCCTGCCAACCCAGCATCCAATAGGTTGGCAATGCTTAGAGTACTGGCATCTACCAAACTCATAAAGTAGATTTGGATTGTAGGGGATGTGAATCCAAATACTACATTTTGAAGGGTTGCGAATATAATTATAATCGCTTTAACCTTAGTTAGTATAAGCATAAAATACCTCCTTATAAATAAACCTAACCATTGGTCACGATTATAATATATAACTAAAATTTCTATTTTTACAAAAAAAAGAAAATAGTCTACAAGGGTCATTGACCCTTGTAGAACTTCTTTTCTTATATTAGATTATTTTACGATTGTGCCATAGTTGTCACGAGTATTGTCTTTATTAACACGTACACGTTCAACTTTATTTACACTACCATCTTTACCAGATTCACGATCTACACGGAAACGCATATTAGCATAGATGCTGTCTAATTCAGGTTTGAATTCTTTAATAGCACGACCCAATTCTGGATTCATATAACCAGCAGAAATTGCACGGTCTAATGCTACAGCAAATTCATAGCGAGTTAGAGTACGGTCACCAGAGAAGTTATTATCTGGATAACCAACTACAATACCTTTGTAAGCAAGGTCTTGTACCATCATATATGCCCAATGATTTTCTGGAACATCTGGGAATACTACATCAGTAATGGCTTCATTACGACCCATAGCATGATCAACTAATGCATCAATCTTAGCATTTTGAGCTGCTACGATTGCACGAAGTTCTTGAATTTCTTTAGCCATAGCAACTTGTTTATTAGCATTCATCTTGGAAGATTTACCAAATTTCATAGATACACCAGCACCAATCATAGCATCTTTACCAATAGTAGAAGATACACTAATCATAGTGTTTTCATTTGGTTGATATGCTACACCTAATGCACCAGCGTTTTGACCTTTGTAATGACCATAACCTGCAGCGAAGCTCCATTTATCATCGGCATTGAAGTCTTGATAATGTAAGTTAGCCATAGCTGCTGCACGAGCACCTACTTTACTGATTTCACGTTGGTTATTAGCAATAGCTGCATCATAACGGTTGCTAATACGTTGAGCTGCGTCATTCAATTGGCTACCGTTAATTGCATCAGTAGAACCTGCTTCTACACGGCCAGGAGCTACATTAGTAATTGTTTTATTACCAGCATCAATACCATCTTTAGTTACAGATGGGCCATTGTTAATAGTTAAGCCATCATTGTTCACTGTAGTACCACCATCGAAGTTAACAGATTTCATACCATTCAAGTTATCATTCACAGAGTATTTAACTACACCATTAGCATCTGTAGTAGCTGTAGTGTTTTTACCATTAGTGAAGTCTAAGCCATCAGCAAGCATAACTTGTTTAGCATCTTTACCATTAGCTTTATAAGTCAATGGAGTTTTAGTTGCGGCCTTTTCACCGTTGTATTTGAATGTAGTAAGATCTGCTACATTAGCAGGACCATTCCAACGTTCAACGTTGATAACTTCGTCACCAGCGAAACGGTTAGAAGCTTTGGCGATAGCATCTACTGTAGAACGAGATACATATACACCATATTGAGCATTAGCATCACCAGTGGATTTACCATTAGTTACACGTACTGCTGCAATATTATCAACTTGGTTGTCAGCAATTACAGATTCAACTGCTTTGTTCTTAGCTAACTCATCACGTAATTGGTTAACGTTTACACCATCATCACCATCAATACCTTTACCAACTTTAGTAATACGGTTACCACCGTTGTTTAGACCTTTGTCAGTCAAGGATACTTCGTTTACTGGGTTAGCATCACCATCGTTTGTAGTGATATGAACGCCATCATATTTGTAGCTTGTATGGTATTCATCGTCAGCACCACGGTAAGTCATATTAATGCCTTCTGTAGTGTAAGTGGATTCGTTATTACCGTCATTTAAACTTACTGAATTAAGATTAGTTAAATCTTTAGCTGTAGATACTGTATAAGTACCAGCATCTTCTTTAACTACAATATTGTCACCAGCTTCAACAATTGTACGGTTATCATTGATAGCTTTATTCATTTGATCAACATTAACCGCATCTGTACCAGTTGTACCAGCTTTAACGTTGTGAATTTGGTTATTGCCAGCATCAATATTAGTTGTAGTGAAGCTTACTGTACCATTAGCATCAGAAGCTGTCATACCATTAATATTATAGGATGCTGTATCCAAATTATTACGGTCTTCGATAGTTAAACCATTAGCACCATATTTAGTATCTTTATCACCATCAAATACAATAGTACCATCAGTATTGACTACTGTGTGTTTGTCATCTGTATTCTTACCAAATGCTGCAGAGTTCATATCTACCAAATCTTTATTAACGTTTACTTTGAATTCTTTTCTTCCGTAAGCGTTATCGGTAGCTACTACTGTAGTATTGGATCCATTAGCCATAGTATTGTACTTTTGTGCTTCAAGAGCAACATCGTACAATTGACTACCGTTAATAGCATCTGTAGATGTGGAAGATACACGACCTGCTGCTACATTTTGCAACTGACGTGTATAGCTAGTTACACCGCCAGCACCAGCACGGCCATTAGTACCAAAGCTTACAACAGAATCTGGTGTGGAACCTGCATAAGTAGAATTGCTGAAACGGATGTCTGTTGTGTTATCCTTAATATTGGATGTACCAACAGCTGATTCTGTAACAGAATTTGTGCCGATTGCGACACCGTTTTGAACATCAGCAATAGTGTTATTGCCTAATGCCAAAGCATCAACAGCAGTAGCTTGACCATGAGTACCTACAACGATAGAACCTTGGCCACTAGTGACAGAATTAGAGCCAAAGATCAATTGTTCTTGATCAGCAGTAGTCATTTTATTATTATAACCAACTACTATAGCTTGTTCACCTTTAATAGTGCCATTATTAGCACCAATAGCTACAGAATTTTCACCTGTAACATTGTTTGTTCTACCAATAGCAATAGAGGATGGACCAGATACTGTAGCACCATTACCAATAGCCAAAGTGTTATAGCCAATAGTTCTAGCTTGAGAACCAATGGCAATGGTATACTCAGTTAGAGCTTCTGCAGAAGAGCCGAACGCAAAAGCGTCACGACCAATAGCTTTAGCTTTATCGCCACCGACAAAACTATTTTCACCATCAGATACATTGCCTTGGCCGAAAGCCATGGAATTAGCCTGCTTAACGGTATTGCCATCACCGAATGCCAAGCTACTTGTAGCTGCTGTTTCAGCAGTATTATTAGAACCAAATACAAAACCATAATCGCCATTAGATACGTTATTATATCCAATATTGGATCCTTGTGCAAATACAGAACCGGATACCAAAGTACCTAAAATTGCTGCTGTTAAAATAACTTTGTTGTTCATCATTTGAATGTCTCCTTTTAACTATATGCTAAAAAAGTATGGCATAGTACCGTCAATACTATGCCATATACATGGTAGAATTATTTATTTGCAAGAGCTGCTTTGATTTCAGCAAGTTGCTCTTGTAAATCTTTGATTTGTTGTGCCATTTCAATACGGCTAGTTTTCAATGTAGGATCTTGTTTACCTACTTTGAAAGATGCGCCAATATTGTACATTGGACTATCTGTTAAAGTTACACCTGCATGGATAAGAGTGCTTTCATTTGGTTGATAAGCAACACCAATAGCTCCAGCAGTAGAACCTTTATAACCACCTAAAGATGCAGCGAAACTCCATTTATCATTAGGATTATAGTCTACATAATGTAACCCAGATAAAGCTGCTGCTCTAGCACCAACTTTGGATACTTGAGCGTCTGTGTAACTATTTGCACGATTTAATACATCAGACATACCAGTATTGATTTTACTGTCTAATTGTTTAAGTTGTGCAACGTTAACTGCATCAGTATCATTAGTACCTGCGGATACAGATGTGATTTGACGTGTTACATTATTATCTACATCACCAACAGATACAGCAGAAGCTGTAGAAGTCCATACTGGACTATTGTTTGTAGATTGTGTTTTAGTTGCTACATCATATCCAGCTACACCAGAATTTACTGTAGCTTTAGATTGCGCACCAAGAGCTACACCACCAACATAAGATACTTCTGTATTATGACCAATAGCTACGGCATCATTTACTACTGTGCTTGTAGCATTATCACTAGAACCGATAATAACTGTATGTGTTGCATTAGCTACATTGTGGTTATTACCAACAATAATCGCATTAGATACATTGGATGCATTATTGTTTACACCAACTACAAAGTTGTCAGTGCTTTCATTACCAGATGTGCCAGTAACTGTGTTATTTACACCAATCATAGAAGTGCGTAATGTATAATCAGCTTTATTACCACCACCAATTACCATAGTAGCACCACCACCATTAGACTTAGAGATACCATCTCTTAGTTTACCAGCAAACTCTTTAGCAGAGTTACCAGTATTTTTTGGAATACCAGTCAATTCTGCAATAGAATTTGTGACTTCATTACCAGCACCAAATACGATAGTACCATTAGTATTGGCAGTTCTATTTGCTAAACCATTAATAGTATTAGCTACACCAACACCAGTTCTATCAGCAAACCAGCCAGAACCAATGCCCTGTGCTGTTTTAGATTCAATACTATTCATAGCACCTGTAACAGTAGCACCTAAGTTTTGAGATGGTGTAGAGAATCTACCACCAGTATAGGAACTAGAAATGATATTATAAGCACCAGTAGATGTAGTTAAAGCACCATTACTAAAGCTATTTGCACCAATATTAGTTGCATATACATTTAATGCTTGACTTCTAGTACCTGTTTCATCTTTATCAGTATTAATAGTAACATCACCAATTTCACCATGGTAGTTATGAGAACCAACCATAGTAGAACCTGTACGTGCATATGTATTGTTACCAATAGCTACTGCCCCAATAACTTTAGATGGGTCAGCTGGGACACGTGCAGATGAAAATTCGCTCCCACTATATGTAGTTTGACCAAAACCAAATGCTGCTTCAACACCACCAGCCATAAGTTCAGTATGAGCTTTATGACCAATAGCTATCGAACCATTTTGGTTTGTATAGTTTTCGGCTTTAGAAGATACACCAATAGATACATCATGTGTACCATTAGCGCTACTTCCTGTACCATAAGCGATGCCACTACCAGACCCAGTAGCGTTATCAATTGCCATTACATTTAGGCTCAAAGAGCCAATAACCATTGCTGTCAAAATAATTTTCTTGTTCATAATAAACCTCTTTCTTTACAAAATAGAATTCTAAATTTAAAATATTTTGAGCGTATTATAGGATTTTATATCCCTCCTTGGATTTAATTAGCTAAACTGTAAATTTGCATAATATACTAAGGAATGTGCTTAGCTAATACACAGTCCTAGTTATATTATACAACCAAAATTTTTATTAACTAATCATTTTTCAAAGACTTCAGCTATTTCAGACCATCTAATAACTAACGCACCGCTAGTATTATCTATAGCTACATTCTGTAACTTAAATTCTTTATTTTCTGGGTCTTTAGGAATACGTATAGCATCATTAAAGACATCTAGCATATCTTTATCTACATCTTTTAAATGCTTACGTATTTGACTAACCTTTACTGGTAACTCATTATCAGTAAGCTCACCTGCGTCTAAGGTATTTAGCTCTTCGATAGCATATTCTCTGCTAGGATAAACATATGGTTCATACCCAACAACACTACAGAGCTTCTCAATTACACCTATTTTAATACGATTATAACGTAGCTCTTTAGTTATAATCAAATATTTCGTATTCATAAGTATCCTCCTACTGGTCTTTGTCCATATCCATCGTAAGACTAGGAATGATACGCCAATGGACTACACGATGTCCTTCGGCTACAGCTCTACCATTACCGTTTCTATCTAATTTACTTTGTAAATCAAACCCTAAGAATCTTTCATGGCTATCATTACAAGGTATATCTACTGTAGTCAAATACTCAGGTTTAGCATTAGACTCAATAAAGTCTACTGCTTCTTTCATAGTTAATCCATCAGCAACTACATTATCAACGCTACCAGGGACTAATTCGAATTCTTTTACTTCTGGGTTATACTCATATACTTCTTTAGCGATAGCATATTCCATAATAAAACCTCCTTATAAAATAATATATACTTTGATAGACTACGTATCTATCTACAGTTATAGTATATAACTCAAATCATTAATACTAAGAAAAAAATAAATGCAGTATACTGGGAAAGCCCCAGTATACTACACCATTCTTAATACCATGTGATATTGATATTAAGAATGTATATATTTATTCTTTATCTTCAGACTCAGTTTGGTCTTCTTCTGTATCTTCTTCTAGTTCAAAGAGATACCATTGATAAATTTTGTCTTTACCACGGAATACAAAGTTTCCAGGTAAGTCATCACCATCATTCAAGATGTCCTCCAACTCATCCATTTCTTTAGTACGGATTTCGTCTTCTTCGGTTTCAGGTTCATCTTTGAGTTCTGTTTGCTCATATAAAGCATTGTACTCTTCTTGGATGACTTTCTTACCTGTATCAAAATTATAGATCTTATTATCGATCTCTGTTTCATAATCATCAGTAGTGATTACTTGTTCTTTGTAATCGTATTCGAATGTATTTTTTACAACTATATATTTATCAGACATTGTATTATCCTCCTTATTTAACGTATTCTCTTTCTATTTCTTCTATGGTCTTAACCACTTTAGTTTTAATCGTATAGTTATATATGATTACACATTGGCCCTCTATAACTTTCATTATAATTATATAAGCGTTAGGGTTATTCTTTTTAATTGAATCTAAAGCATATTCTACTTTACTCTTTAATGCTTCATCATCTATACTATTTACAATATTATCAATTTCTTTGTCAGATAGAGATGAACGTTTTGCTGCATAATCTGCAATTTTTTTACCATAATATATTTTATTATAGGCTTCTACAAAATCTGCACCAGTATTTTCGTTAGGTTTTACAAACCATACCATTTGCTGTAAAATATAATAACTCATAGGTTATCCTCCTTAGAAAGATATAAATATATGAACCACACGATCTGTACCGATATATGTCGTACTATGTGGTTTATCTAAAGACTCAATATACCCTAGAAATTCATTAATCTTATCGTTGAGTTCTGAATCTGGATTAGGGTACACTTCATCACCATAATCATCAATCAATTCATCTTTCTTGACTTGAATCTCATAATCTGCATCATCAAGATTAGATAAGTCATAACGATCCCTTATAGGATCTTGTTCTAATAAACCATCTTCATGGTTAAATAAGTATGTGTCAGTTATAATCTTATATTCTTGCATATAGATTCCTCCTTTGGTGGAAAATAAATAATATAAGAGTGATACAATTATCACTATCATCATTATAGTATATAACTATAAATATCCTTGAGCAAAAGAAATCCCAGTATAGTCACTGACTATACTGGGTATATCTTATTCAAAAATAACAGAGATATTTGCTTTTGGTGTAGTGTATGTAGCGTTTAAGAAAGTCTTAATAGCTTCAATAGATTCAGTTGTTTCTGGTATTGAAGTTTTGTCTCTAAGAAGTCTAACTACAATAGCTGTAGGCAATTTATATGTATTATCAGATCTAATGTTATTGATAAAGTACTTACAATAAGTATCAGATGTTATTGATACTTTGAGTGTATCTAAAGACACTATATTTTGATCAGGTGGTTGCCTGAATACTAATTTCCCAATACCATTCGTACCAATAACATTTAATGAAAATTTATTATTAAACTGGTCATCTAGATTATTAAGTATTGGCACCTCTAGCTCTTTAAAAGTAGCTTGCGAAGCTATACCATTAATATTAGAATTATAGTCACGTCTTAATGATAAATTGAAGAATCTTTCATTAGATATTGCCATGTATATTTCATACATACTAAAGAACGGGATGCCTCTTACGTAAGTTAATATACCATACATATTTACACTTAAATATGATTTAAGCAACTCTAGTAGTTTTACTTTCTTTACTAAGAATCCCCAGACATCGAATGAAATATCACGTTCAGTAAATGATGTAAACATAGAGCCAAACTGTAGTGTCTCCTTAACTGCTTTTGTTGCAACAAAGCTACTATCAACAAAGTTATCTATATTTATAGTATCCAAATTAATATTATAAAATAACGAGTTGAAATTTGTACAGCTAGATAGATCTATATTTTTTGGATACTTACCATTAAATTTGTTAAATGCTGACGAGAAATCTTTAATACTGGATGTTTTTAATGTAATACCACTCAAATCAGCAGATGCTCCCATAGCAAATTGAGCCATAGTTGAAGGGGCTAAGGTAATATTACTTAAATAGTTTTTTGCAGCATATGTAAATAACCCATTAAATTTACGTTCAGTTATACCAGAATTATCTATAATTTGTACATTAGGAATTTTACCAGAATTGGTATTTACTGTAGGTGATATTGTGAATGGTTCATCTTTAATATTACTTATATCAATATATATATTGTTTATAGATTGGTCTAGTGTTGGTATTATACCGATTATAGATTTTGTTGTATAGTCTTTAGGCACTACGTATTTTATATAAGCTTTAGATTGGTCGTATGTAACCCATGGTTTGAATATTTTAATCTTTTTATTTTTAATGGTGGATTCATTTGGATAAGAAATGAATAAACGTTCGTTTACGTTAATATTCTTAGCAGTAGATGGGTTTATATACATACCCAATGACACATACCATCGATAATCTATCCCTTTAGTTGATGTAAAAATTAGTGCACCATTTACATCTAAAGATTTAGAGTAGTCTAATTTAACTCTAGGAGTGTATCCACCATCTTGTACACCATACCTGAATGCGTAGTTTATTGTATTGGCGTTCTTAAATATAAATGTACGTTCTTTATCAGCATAGTAAGACCTTACTGGTACTACACTTTGATATATATCAGAAGATCTACCATTATACTCGGTAAGATTAGATATTAGATCTTCTGCAATGTTCATTTTTAAATTAAAATATGCACCAAGATTTTGATGAAACATTGGTGTTGCACCTAATGGCCCAATATCGTACCCGAAAATATTTAGTGTGTATTTTGGATCAGATGGCATATTTTGTATTAGATGTGATCTACTAGATAGGTATAAATTGATATCTGTACCATTAGCCATATCATCAGTAGATTTAAAAGTATTGATATAACCAGCTTTTGAGAATTTATTTGTATTAAATACATCTTGGGATGACATATCTATATCACCAGAAAAATTCGGTGATATAAACATCGATCTACCATAATAGTCACGAACTAACGGATCTAACGTAATCATTTGGTTATACTGATCTGGTGTAAACTTAGTTCGATTTTCTTTTGTATAACTATCAATATCTTCTATATCTTCGAAATCTCCTTCGACTTCTAAGATACAAATACCATCAGCATCACGGTCATGGAAATACTTATTTAGTTTAAATCCCATATCCTCAGTATATAACTTACCATGAGTACCGACTTCAATAATTATATTCTCATCAGGAGATACATCCCATGTACCAGTTATTTCTTGTCCCTCTAGGGGGTTTGGCACTATATTACCGCTTAATGGATTAAATAGCTTAGTAAACTCTTCTGCTCGATAGATGTCTATATCTTCGATATCATAACAATATGCATCATCAAAATATTTATCCCACCCTAATACAAGAGAACCGCCATATTTAATTGATAGTGGTCTAACCACACCGTCTAAACATTGAATATCAAATATGACTTCTTTAGCACCTAGACGTGTTTCTGATAATTTAGGAGATGTATGATGTCCTGTAGCAAAGTCATATGCACCATCAACTAAATCCATATTAGATAACATAGAAGAATTGATCATATTGTCTAATGTACCAGCATCTTTAAGCTGCATCATATAATCATAATCAAACATAGTTCCATTTAATAACTGTTTACGCATATAGTAAGTTACATTATCGTATCTTTGTTTATATTCTGTAGACTTAGCTTTGAATTGATTGAATGCTGTATCATATGTAGACTGCATCAAAGAATCAGTTCTAGACGGTGGTGTAGACCCATCATTATACATAGCTATACCAGCAGAATACAATTTATCAAATGGTGTATATGTATTATAGATATATGCTTGATTGATGAATGAATTTACCATAAGAGAGTTATCTTCATCATGGTATATATCTTTATCTACAAGATTGACTTTATATTTAGCCATTGTATCATTGATAAACTTTGATATATCAGTAATCTTTACCATATCAGACTTAGGGTATACATTATATAGTGCTTTAAACCCTTTATTGTATACAGTAAACGATGCATCATCTTTTATAGCAGTTAGTCTTACATATTCACCCTCGTTTTCCACTGGACCCATTGGTGGTGGCAAAGGTAATCCTGCAAGTATACTGTCAGCTAAGTTATCATAATTGGTTTCATCTACAATATCAGGATTTATCATAGTCGGAGCTATAACAACTTTCTTTCTAGTTACAACTGGTGTAGTCTCAATATGTTGCCCCATATTATTATAGACAGATGCATCGGCTTGATATACAGAAAATCCTTTAGATTTATTATCAGTTGTCTGCATAATCCAGCTACTTTCATCACCACGCCAATTATTATACTCTCTACTTGCAGTATTTATGCTTCTTGTCGTATCCGTACCAATATACGTTTCATAACCAGAATCAGGATCACCTTCGAACTCCTTCTCTACATACATAGATGATGGTGTACCCATTATATTTCTACCCATATAAGGTATTGTAGTATACATAGGCTCATTAACCTTACGAGCCATCATAATGCTTTTATTATCAGTAATACCATCTTTTTCAATAGTATCTAATATAGGGGCATTGGTTGATATGATACCATTACCACCACCACAAAGTGTATAGTGTATCTTCTTAGCCCAGAATGGTACTTTAAATCTATGGCTACCAGCTTTAAAGATATATACTTTCTTAACTTTAGTTTTCTTCTTTTCAGCTTCAGTTAAAGCAGCATATACTTTACCTTGGATTTTAAATCTCTTCATTGTAGCTAGTCTAGATTTAGTATCACCAATAGCGGCATAAGCTTTGGTGCCATCTGGTAACTTAAACCCTTTACAGATATCCCCAGCTTCTTCTTTTGTGGTATATAGAGAGATCTCTTCTCTTTTGCTACCATTACCACCTTGTACTACATATTTTATATCAGTTAATTTAGCCATAATAGTCTCCTATTATAAGTGATCAAGATTATCTTCAGACGCTACTGGTCTTTGATATTCGATCCATTCTTCTGTACCATCTGGATGAATTAAATGGTTATCATTGTCGTATACTGCAACTTTAGAGTAGTATTTACGTGCTAAATTATCAGTAGTTATAAACGAGTTAGGTGATAGTCCGCCAACTGTATCAGCGTTACCACCATTAGCTCTAGCTGTAATAGTATTATACATGCTGCCTATAGTGACTGATTGGTCATTAATATACGTTGCAGGGAATGTCAATAACCTGTTTATATTTATATCATATTTAGTATCGTAAATCGCACCATTAATGGTTACACTACGACCCAATAAATCTAAGACTTTATTGAAAGATAACGCACGGTTTTCATCAATACCACTACCCATAGATTGTGGTAGATCTTTTGGTGGAGTAGAGCTGAGCAAACCTGATGTGCTATAAGTAGCAGTACAATCACCCAAAATAACAAAATCATCTGATATTGTGGATAAGTCAATATATACAGTTAGTCCGCTAATTGCAACGCTAGGTTCATTTCTAACATTTGCAGCATTATATGAAACTATGCCATTGCCATTAACCCCTAAAGCCATATTACTCATAGGATTTAAAGTATAAATATATACAGTAGAAGTTGTAGAGTCTAAATGAAGGTCTAAACGTCTATCATAAGTACCTGGTTTTTTAATAGTATATAGATAACCAAATTTTTGTGTATCTATATACTTTTCGGCAAAGTGAGGAATAAGATCTCTACTAGATACAACCTTTTTGGCACTTGCATTATTTAGATTATATGCTTGATCTCTAGCACTAATAGTAAAATCATCAGCAGTGATTGGTTCATTACTTTGTAGAGTGATGGATGCTAATAAATTACCGTTAGTTGTACAAATACCACCCACAATAAAAGTAGTATCAGAAACTCTGTATATGGTAGGCATAGTAACACTGTAGTCGTAGTATTTATCAACATCAACCTTATCTTTAATAATTATCTTATTATAGAGACTAAAATTGGATTGACTAAATAAATTGATTACAAACTTCATAGTATCATCTTCGACAATAATTGCTTTATTTGTGATATTAGCCATTCTATCACTCAATGTAATTTTAACAAAGTTATTATCGTAACTAAAAGATACGTAGTTAGGACACTTAAATACTTTAGTTATAGAATACTGAATTTGATTTAAGCGTTCACCTAAAGCGGTTAAATCACTCTTTAGTGCATATTGGTCTGCTGTCTTACCTGCTAATTGTGTTGCATTTGTTGCATTAGCTACAGGTGTAGCGTTTACTATATCTTTTACTGATTTGTCTAAACCAGTTATAGCTTGTACTGAATGAGTATGGTCTAATGGTGCAACTGCCTTACCATTAGCATATATAGTACCCGAGGCATTAATATTACCAGTTACACTGGTATCATGTAGTTTTGCCATTATATTACCTCCAATGAAAGAATTTGTTCAAATTATAAGAGTGTTAAAAATCCATGGGTTGGTCACCCATGGATTATAACGTCTCTTTATTACAAAAATCTTTTCTTAAGTAGTCTAAAGATAACAGAAATTATCTTAGGAACTATTCTTAAAAACTTAGGATTTACAATGATAGTTTTAGCCGTGCTAAGGATCTTACCTTTAACTACTGCACGTCTAAGTTGTCTATCTAATTTGGTCATATAAGTCCCTCCGAAATAAAAATATACTATTCTTTGAATGGAAGGGATTCACATAATCCACACTTGTGGTACTCAAGTTCATTATATACATTAAAGTTTCTTTGTATACGAGACATATCGAATGTATAGTCTGAGAATAGCTCTCTATATAAGTCTAGTTCTAAGTGTCTAATCTTACATTGTTGTCCTAGCTTATACTGCATATTGTTGTAGTATAGGTGACTAATAGCAGGACATTCAAAACAATGTAAACACTCGCAACCATCTTGTATGCTACACATGGGAAGATTATTATACTCATCACAAAACTTCTCTAATTTATATTTATCTAAACCTGAGTAAATGTCCCCTATAGATAATGTTTGGTCATCGTAATAGGAATCATCAGAGAAGTATCCACAAGGGTATATATTACCATGTATATCTATATGCAAGAAATGACCAAGATGTCTACAGCTAACACATCTTAACTTTGTAGCATCAGATAAGTCTGTATGTACATAAGCCATAGAATCCAGATTAGCTACAATAGATTCAGGAAAGTCTTTACTATCATTATATATATGATATAGCTGCGGTCTTAGTCTCTCTATGAACTTTGGATCTTTGTATTCATCACAATCACTGAGTAAATAATATTCCCATTTAGTACAACCATTATCTATAGCGAATCTATATGCTTGATATAGTTCGTCTACAGTATCTGGTGTTAAAGCAGTTCTAACTAAGACTTTATCTCTATAGTCAGACTTACCTAGCTTACGAATGATATCTTTAAAATACTCATCATCATAAGAATTATTTTTTACTTTACGTGATTTAGATGCACTATAAACCCCATCCCAGGATATCTTACAACCCCATGGATTTAGTATACCATCATTCCAGAGTTCTGTCAACCCATCTATATTGGTGCCATTAGAAATTGTGGTAAATTCCACATTTACGTTCTTATAACGTTCTAGTTTCTTAAGTTTTCTATAAGCACTTCTAATCTTATCGCAATGAAGACTAGACTCACCACCAGTAACTTTAAACTCTAGGGTATCACCTAGAGGCATCTTTCTTAGAAATTGTACTAACTGGTTAAAGTCAGTAAATCCATCATATCTAGTCTTAGTATCATATTTCTGAAAACAATATACACAGTCTAAATTACAATATTCGGATATCTTAAATGTAACCGCATCTATACGATCATACATTACTTATCACCCTTAGGGTTTGGTACAACTTCTTCAGCTGGTTCATCATCCAAGAAAGAACTTAAGAAATCATCTAATGGTTTAAGAATTCTATCTTCGGATGGTAATTCTAATCCAGCTTGCTCATAAACGAAATACTTATATGCTTTAAGTGCTTCAGCAGAATTATAGAACCATAAGTTAGTTCTAAGAGCATAGTTATAGAATATCTCCGAAGTCAATCTATCAGAAATCAATAGATCACTAGAATCCCAATCATATATAGAGATAAATTGTTTATCTTCTTCGGAGAG